TCAGGCGCTGATCGCGGTCTGGCCGCCATCCTCGAACGAGGAGATCACGTCGACGAGCTCGGCGTACACCTGCTCCAGCAGCGGCCGGTCATCCTCCGTGTACACGGCCACCTTGTCGATCCGTGACCCCGCCGGTCCCGGGATCTTCTCCGGGCGCCGGCCGTGCACCTTGAAGTACCGGTTCGACACCCGCGCCAAACGACGACTGGAACGACCGATCCTCGCGCGCCTGGGCTGCACACCCGCGACGCCGCTCCGCTACCCAAGCAGTCGCCCACGACCGTTCCCCCCGCGCCTGGGCTGCACTACACCCCGCCGGTCCCGGGCTGGTACCAGCTCACCGGCGAGACCAGTTTCGAGGGCTCGTCGTCGGGGACGTGGCGCGGCGCCAGCTGGCTGTTCAACGGCACGCTCCCGATCGGGGGCACCAGCAAGCCCATCGGCAACACCACCGCCAGCACGCCCGTCACCGTGGCCGCGCGGAGCGTCCCGGTCCAGTTCGACGGCGCCGCCGATGCCATCCAGTTCGCCCCGTTCCAGAACTCCGGCGCGACCATCCCCACCGCGACGGGCTTCGCCCGGCCGCACATCGCGATCTACTACGCGGGCCCCGCGTAGCCCCACTCACGCCACCCCGGAGCCGCCCTGGCCGGGGCTGACCCATGTCTGGAGGTGGCCGCGTGGCCACACCACTATCGGCCGCCAAGCTGGTGAGCGCGCTGAAGGCGGAGGGCGTCAAGGTCAGGGAGTACCGGTCGTGGCGCACGCACAACCGGAATCACGTCGGGTCCTGGGGCCCCGTTCACGGAGTGATGATCCACCACACCGTGACGTCCGGTACCGAGTCCAGCGTGGACCTGTGCTACGACGGGCACTCCACGCTTCCTGGGCCGCTGTGCCACGGCGTCATCGCCGACGGAACGGTGCACCTCGTCGGGCACGGCCGGGCCAACCACGCCGGAAGCGGCGACCGGGACGTGCTGGACGCCGTCATCGCCGAGCGCGCGCTGCCGTCGGACAACCAGGCGAACACCGACGGCAACCGCCACTTCTACGGCTTCGAGGCCATCAACCTCGGCGACAACAAGGACCCGTGGCCGCCCGCACAGGTCGAGGCCATCGTCCGCGCCTCCGCCGCGATCTGCCGGGCGCACGGCTGGGGCAAGCAGGGCACGACCTCGGTGATCGGGCACTCCGAGTGGCAGCCAGGCAAGGTCGACCCCCGCGGGCCCGGCATCACCATGAACGCGGTGCGCAAGCGCGTCGCCGAACGACTCCGGCACCCCGCCGACTGGTCACCCGGCGACACCCCCGAACACCCCGAGGAGGACGACGACATGGGACGACTGATCGATGCGGCCATGACTCGGCCGCTCACCATCCGCGACGAGGGCGTCTGGGTCTCCATCCCCGGGGACACCATCTACGGGGAGACGGCCATCGCCAAGGGCACCTACTCGTTCGCGGGCGCCCGTGAGCGGTACCGGGTCGAGGTCGACCTCCACGCCATCGGGCTCACGCCGACCGGCGCGATACAGCTCCGCGTCGTTGAAGAGGACGGTCGCAAGCTGCCCATCCGGGAGATCCCCGGCACCGCGAAGGGAACCTATGGCGGTGCCGGGCGCGAGGGCACCGCGCAGTCCCGGCCGAAGCTGCTGCTGGCCTGGCACGACGAGAACGCCGAGCAAGTGGTTATCGAGCGCGTGGAGATGCACGGGCAGGCGTGGCCGACGTGACCGCCCCCGACCCACTGGCGGTGGCCGTCGAAGTCGACGGCGTGATCCACGCCTACTCGCGGGGCTGGGCGGACGGAACGATCTACGACCCGCCGGTACCTGGCGCCCTCGACGGCCTGCGGCGCCTCATGGAGCACCGTGCCGTATTCGTGTTCACCAGCCGCGATGTCGGCCAGGTGACCGAGTGGCTCACCGGGCGCGGGTTCACCTGCCGCACCGGCTACGACGGCACGTTCTGGAACGAGCGCGGGACGCTGCTCGTCACCAACCGGAAGTTGCCGGCGGTCGCCTACGTGGACGACCGCGCCGTGCGGTTCACCACGTGGCCCGACACCCTCACCATCCTCGGCGCCGACTGACGAACGGAGAACTGACCTCATGACGACGTGGACCTTCTGGCGGGCGACGCTGGAGCGCGCGGTGCGCACGGCGGCGCAGACCCTGGTGGCGCTGCTCGGCGCCGACGCCGTCGACTGGCTGTCCGTGGACTGGCCGGCGGCACTGGCGACCGCAGGCGGCGCCGCCCTGCTCGCGGTACTCACCGCGATAGCCACCCCCGGCGGGCCCGGAGCGACGGAAACGCCCACGCCCACGCGCGACGACCCGCTCGCCGGATGGAGAGCGAGCCGCCCGTGACAGCCGAGCAGATAGCCCTGTGGGCCGGGGCCGCAACGGCCGTGTGCGCGCTCGGCGCCGCGGTGTGGCAGGCCATCCGCGCGGTAGTGCGGATCGCCGGGCGCATGGATGAGGTGGTGGACGACTGGCGCGGGCAGCCTGCGCGGCCAGGTGTCCCGGCCCGCCCCGGAGTGCTGGAGCGACTGGGGCGCATCGAGGAGCGGGTGGCCGCGGTCGAGTACGAACTGCATCCCAACGGAGGGGCCAGCCTCCGGGACGCTGTCAACCGCGTGGACGCCCGCACGGCGCGCATCGTCGACGGGGGTGTGTAGATGTCGCCGGACGTGCGGCCGGCCTCGACGGCTCCGCCCGCCCCCCCCCGCTGGCAGACGCGGCGACGCTCGCGCAGCACGGTGACGGCCCTGACATTGGCGGCGGCCAGCCGGAATCCCCAACGTCACCCTGGATCGCGCACGAGTAGGTGCCGCTGTCAGACCCGCGTTCGACGCCCCCCTCTCGCCGCGGCGAGAGGGGGGCGTCGAACGCGTTGGGTCCGAGCAGACGTTCACGCACCGTGGTCTATCGGTGGGGGATCCGGTACCAGACGGTTCTAGGCGGACAGTCCGGTACCAACCACAGAAGAAGCCCTACTCAGCGTGAAGTCATGTCCGATACAACCCCGTTGGGCTCGCCTGGACATCAACAGGCAGTCACCTGGAGGGGGTATGGTTCTCTCTACGGCCCGTCAGATGTGCGAGCCGTCACATAGATGTGCCCCCGGCGGGTGCAACCGCCGAGGGCAAGAGACCAAGGGTGGTGCCTCGTGTCTATACCTAACAGTAGCCTGCTCCAGCCTCCCGACAAGCCGGGGGGCGGTTTCGATATCGGAACATTCATGTTCCACGGTGACCCGGTCACTGTCCTGACCGACACCCGTGGCAACTGGGCTGTGCTCGGGCAGCTCTGCGCGAACCTCACACTCGACACCAACGGCCAACGGCAGATGATCGAGCGAAACGCCTGGTCAACGGGACGGACGTGTGTAACGCACGTCCGTATTCCCGGCGACGATCGAGTGCGAGCCCACTTCCTTGTGCACGAGCGCATCGTCATGATGTGGCTAGCCAACGTCACTGCCAGCCGCATCACCGACGAGTCCAAGCGGAGCAAGATTGAACTCGCCCAGGTGGAGCTCGCCGACGCGCTCTACCAGTACGTGAACGCCCGCCGGCCGGTCAGGGAGCCATCGAAGCTGGAGCTCGCCCGCGACCTGGTCGAGGCGCTGGAGGCCCGAGAAGCCCTGGAGCAGGCGAATAAGGTCTTGGCGCCGAAGGCCGGCAAGTGGGACGCGTTCATGAACGCGGACGGCCTCATCGGGATGACGGAGATCGCCGACATCCTCGGTACGAACGTCCGCACGCTGACCGGGTGGCTCGTCGACCGGGGCATCTTCCGGAAGCAGATGTCGACCCACGGAGGTAACCGGAACCTGCCGCGGACCACGTTCCAGAACTCTGGGCACTTCGCGGTGAAAGTCGAAAAGAGCCGTGGCACCAAGTACCCCGTGGCCTACGCCACGTCCGAAGGCATCGACATGATCGTCGACCTCTGGAGCCAGCAAAACGCGGCCTAACCTTCCCACTGCGCCCCGCCCCGCCGTGATGGCGGGGCGGGGCGTACGTTGTGCGGTCACTGCCACCCCGCGGTCAGGTTCTTGGCGTCCACCAGATAGCGACGCTCCTTCCGGGACGCGGAGCGGACCAGCGTCGTCTCTCCCACAAGCTGCCAGCGCTTCCAGTAGACGGCGCCGCCGTGGTTGTCCCCCATGCACGAGCAGGTGCAGTCATCGCCTGCCGCCTCCTCGCAGCGGGTGTCGCACCTCTCCGTCGTCGAGAACTCCAGAAAGACGTCGACCTCGCCGAACCGATCGACGAGGGCAGCGATTACCGGCTTGAGATGCTGGCGCGCGATCTCCCAGCATCGCTCAGCCTTGTTCCGTTCAGGGCGGATGCGGGTCCCGAGAGCCTCCTTCAACCAAAGGCAATGCGAGCCCCCTCCCACGGCATCCACACCCAGTTACGAGTCTCGTCGCAGTTCCGCCGCACATACGGTCGCTTCACCCGGCCCCCCACGGTCGCCGACTTGCTCCACCATCCCTGCCCTGCGGCGCCTGCGACCGAAACTGGCAGGATGCCTGAGCGCCAGCACACCCTGGATAGCATGCCATATCGAGGGCGAAAAACCGGTACAATTGGCTATGCTCAGCTGAGAGTTGACACACGCGGCCGACACCGCTCCTGCGACCTACGACCCCGCGACCCTCGCCGTTCTCCATGCCATGGAGGAGGCCGCTGAGAAGCACCTCGACGCGATCCGCCCCCACAACACCAAGCGTGGCTACGCCAACGACTGGGCGCTGTGGGAGGAGTTCCACGACTGGCTCGGCGAACGCACCGGCCACCGAATCGCGTCGACCAATGTCACCAGGGGCACGCTCGTCGGGTTCGTCGTCTGGCTCGACACCATCAAGCTCGCCGCCCCCAACAGCATCGACCGCCGCATCACCGGCGTCACCGTCACCGCACGCAGCCTCGGCGTCGAAGTCCCGAAGGAAGCCACGGTCGCCGCCCGCAAGGCGCTCAAGCCGATGAAGGCCGACCCCGAACGCCTCGGGCGGGGGCGTGGCAAGGCCGCCGCCGCGACGCCAGAGCAGCTGCGGCAGATGGCAGCCGCCGTCCCCGACAGCCTCACCGGCCTCCGCGACCGCGCCCTGTGGCTCCTCGCGTTCGCCGTCGCTGGGCGGTCTGCCGAGGTGGCCGCCCTGCGTGCCGACGGAATTGTCCAGGTGAGTCAGGGGCTCGATGTCCATGTCCCCAGCGTCAAGGGGCGCCCTGCCCGTGACGTCGTCGTTGGCTACGGCAAGAGCCCCGACACCTGCCCTGTCCGCGCCTGGCTCACCTGGCGAGCCGCCGCCGACATCATGAGGGGGGCGGCCTTCGTTCCGATCGACCGGTGGGGCAACCTCGGCGACACCGCCCTGTCCGCGGCAGCCTGCCGCGACATCATCGCCCGCAACGCCGAACGCGCCGGCCTCGCCGTCCGACTCACCGGCCACAGCATGCGGGCCGGGTTCATCACCACCTCCCGCGTCGCCGGGAAGCGCGAAGAGAAGATCCGCGCCCAGTCCGGCCACGCCGCCAACTCCCCGGCGTTCTGGGGGTACATCCGCGAAGCCGACCGCTGGATCGATGCGGCGAGCGAGGACATCGGGCTGTGAGCACCGCCGCGCAGATCGAGGAACCACGCGCGTGTCGCACCTGCGGCAGCGTGAAGCCCGCAGATGACTTCTACCAGCACCAAGGCGGCAGAAGGGTTCACTGCAAGACGTGTATGCGGCAACGAGACAAGGCTCGATACCGGGACACCAACGGCAAGGATGCCGTCTTCGACAAGAGCCTTCGACGCCTGTACGGCATCACGTTGGAGCAGTACCAGAGCATGGTCGAGGAGCAGGGGCAACGCTGCGGCCTATGCGGCGAGCAGCCCGACACTGCCAAGCGGATGCATGTGGACCATGACCACGCGACCGGACAGATCCGTGCCCTGCTTTGCCACCACTGCAACCTGCTACTCGGGAACGCGAAAGACTCGATAGTCCGTCTCCGACAGGCGATCGCCTACCTGGAGCGTCACCAGCACCAGCGCCAGCTCGGTGAGAACCGGTAGCCGTCCCGCCACTGCGCGTGCGATCCTGCGGCCATGAGCCCGGAGTTGGCGGTCATGGCTGCGGGGCTGCCGCGCGGGGTGCGGCTGGAGCAGGTCACCGCAGCGGTGCGAGTGCTGACAGACCCGGACGGCCCCGGGGAGCCGTGGGACGCCAGCACGATCGCAGCAGTGCTGCCGCTGATCGTGGAGCACGCCGCGGGCGGCTCCCTCGCCGCTGCCGCGACGACCGCCCGCTGGCTCGCCCACCTCGCAGACTGACGCCCCGCCGATCCTGGGCGGGGCGTCAGGTGCGTGCGGGCTTAGACGACGACCGGCCCGCGGTAGTGCCACACGAGCGGGTCGCCGTCGGGCTCGGGATCGTAGTCCGCCCGCGGCTCCCGCCTGCGGGCCCGCACCACCGCGGACACCACCTGCCCGTCCGGCAGCGTCAGCCACACCACCGGGCCATCCGGCCGCAAAGCGCCGCCGCCGCCCACTACTCCCACGCCGTCGGGCCACCACCCCGCCACTCGATCGACGCGTCATCCCCCAGCCGCACCTCATCCAGCGTGATCCCCGCCTGCCGCAGCAGCCGCAGCAGCTCCCCCAGCCCCCGCGCCCGGCCCAGGATCGCGTCATCCACACGCACCCGCCGGCCACCCCCACTCGGCGGGTACACCACGATGCGAGGACGGGCCATGAGCCCAGGCTGCGGCCCGGGGCAGCGCGGCGCTACCCGGGTGACGCGGACGGGGGATGCTCCGGCAACAGCTCCCGCGGGGAGACGCCGAGCGCGTCCGCGATGTCGAGCAGCTGGTCAATGGTGAGCGTGGTGTGCCCGTTCTCCACGCGAGAGATGGTCTTGCGGTCGATGCCGGTCAGGTCGTCCAGGCGCTCCTGGGTGCAGTTCGCCCGCAGTCGCGCCTCCCGGATGCGGGCGCCGACGGCGAGCCGACGGAGGTGGAGCGGGTCGGGCGGAAGAGGCTGAGGCGGCAC